ATTCAATATCGGATGGATTCTTTTGGCGACAGCTACGAAAAAGCAAAAGGTTTGGTGGCAATGGAATCAACAGCGGGTGCAAAGTGCTGGGCAATCGTTGACAAGAATTTTGGCAAGTAATCATCCGGGGCCACCGGCCCCACCATCAGGAGAAACCATGAAAAATTACACAACCCCCAGAAACTATGCCGACTGCACCTGGGTGCAGGGCTATGGCCATAAGGAGCCGCTTTTGAAGCGCCTGGCACCCTATACCTTGGCTTTCTTGATTGGCGTGGCTATGGCCGCATTGCTGGTCGCGTGGTGGTCGTCATGATCGTCACCAACATGCACCGCACCGCCAGCGTGAAGCTGGGCGGGCCTGATCGCTTTGAGGACGCCAACGGCTTGCTGCTGTTTGTGTGCCGGACGATCACGATCACCGACGAAGACGGCAGGCCGACCGAGATCAAAATTTTCTCGAAAGAGGAATGCACTTTGGAGATTGAAGCATGACCTGCATGAACACAATGATGATGCGAGGCCGCCAGGCCGACGATGACCAAGCCGAGCGCTTGGCTGATGCGATCGAGGCGCGTGCGGCCGAGTTGCTGACGCATGGCGAGGCGTGCGATCCAATGGATGAGGTGAACATCTGCGAGGCGCTGGACAACGCCAGCGCCAATGAGAAGATGGTCTTGGGCAAGGTGCTGGCCGAGCGCAAGTTCGATCAAGTGGGCATCCTGGTTGATGGCATCAGCAGGGCCTATTGGGCAAAGATGGCCGACGAGCTGGCCGAAAAGGAGCTGACATGACACAAGCACAACGAGTCTTTGAAGCCGTGATGCGCGGCAAGGGGCACGACGACTTTACCAAGTCGCCGACTGGCCGGTATCTGAATGCTGGCCTGCAGGTGCGCTGGCCGATGTTCTTGTTGGGCTGGGAGATGTGCGAGGTGTCCAAATGACCACATGCAAACGATGCGGCAAAGCCGTTGGATCAGGTGAATGGGACATCCACACCTGCACCCCGCCAAAGCCTGGGCTGTGTGATGACTGCGAGACAGTCAGCCACTGCCTCAAGCACGGGTGCATTCCGAAGCACCAAGCCCTTGATCAGATGGCGCAGAACGCCCGTGAGTTGGGGTTGAACTATGAGCCTTCAGAAAGCAACAAGGCGGCTTACCAGCGTGGCTACTTGGACGGCATGGCGAAGCCTTGCGTGGAGTGTGCGGATAGGAAACTTAAGGAGCTAAACACATGAACTTCAACCAAGGGAAACTAGCCGATGGTCTGGTTGATGACCTGTTTAAAGCCATTCATAAGTATGACGAAACGCTTTACATGGCAACCGTCATTGGAGTGCTGGAACTTGTGAAGCAGCAACTAATTAACGAAAGCGTGGAGAACCAAGATGACGACAATTGAAATGGCGCGAGCGTCCCACTTAGACGTATACGGATTAGGCAAAGACCGCGAAAAGTTTGTTGCAGTGATTGAACGCTTTGCCGAGATTGCCCGTGCTGAAGAGCGTGAGGCGTGCGCAAAGGTGGCTGAAGAATTACGCCCCGGCCTGTCATCAACGCGCGTCGCTGAAATCATACGAGCAAGGAGCAACACATGAACATCGTGATCTACAGCAAGAGCCATTGCCCCAACTGCACCGCCGCAAAGCGATTGCTGGACGACAAGGGCATCGGATACATGGAGTACAGCGTCGATGACCCCACAGTGATGGCAGCTTTCATCGCAACGCACCAAGGCATTCGCCAGATGCCGCAAATCTTCATCCAAGGTCAGCGCGTGGGCGGCTTGGCCGGGTTGCAACAAGCACTGAAGGAGCTGGGGTTATGAGCACCGAAGCAATGAAGCTGGCGCTGGAAGCGTTGGAAAAACTCAACAACACAAAGAGTTATTGGTGGCAAGAAGTTGACGAAGATGTGGCTGTCCAATTACTCAATGCCGAAACCGCCCTGCGAGAATCACTGGCGCAGCCGCAGCAGGAGATTGTGGCATGGTTTTACAGAGATAACCTTGGCAGACCCTGTTCAACAACGAAGAGGCCACTTAACCCCTTGAAAGATATGCAGCCGCTTTACTTTGTCCAAGAGTTCGTGTGCAGCACAGGGTTGTGCCACTACCGCAAGCCGCTGACGGATGCGCAGATTGAAACGGTTTGGGGGCGTGTCCAAGCAAGTGATTTTCACGATTGTGTGAAGCCATTTGCCCGAGCCATTGAAGCCGCCCACAACATCAAGGGGGACGCATGAGAGAGCCTAGAGAACACCTGAAAACGCTCCAACGGCGCGTTGATTTTCTGAAGTCACGTGATCACAAGAACAGCTTTGACCAGGCAGAGCTTGGCTCACTAGAGTGGGCACTGGTCAACCTTCAGACGAAGCGCAAGCCACTGACGTTAGACGATGTATGGTTTGACGATGAAATGATGAAACTTAACGCAGTGCTGGGAATTCCTATGGACTATTTCATGCGAGTGATCAGAGCCGTAGAGGTCGCCCACGGCATCAAGGAGAACACATGACGCTCGAAGAACTGAAACTTATCCCGCTGCAATACACCTTCGGATACAGCGCGGAGGACCATGCTGTTCGACAGTACATCAACGAGGAACACGGCATTGCCAAACAGGTCTACACGCCGCGCAGCAAGAAGACTGGCAAGTGGGGTGCTGGCAGAGCGACGCTCAAGCTGCTCAAGACAGGTGAAGAATTCAACACCCTCGAAGACCTGCTGGCTGCGATCAACAAGGAGAACACATGAATGATTCAGAAAAAGTATGGCAGTTTTTGCGTGAGATCTACGGCATGGATTTGACTGCCGCAACACTTGTCGTGCTTATTAAAGACGGTGAAACTGCGGTGAAGTTCAAAACTATTTATTTCCCTCAACAGGAAAAAGCATGACCTGCAAACACCGATGGGAGCCAAGCTTATTTGGCATCAAGTACCGCACACCGAACAGCTACTGGTACTGCTGCGCACGATGCGGCAACGTAATCTGGACGACACTGAAGGAAACAAAATGAAAGCCAACCATCCCGTCATCCGCGCCATTCTGCGTGAACACACCGATGGCCTGACGATCAAACAGTTGGTCAACTTAATTCCGGCAACGCAAGGGCCAACGCGCACAGCCCTCAAAAACATGCCTGACGCCTACATTGATCGGTGGGTAAAGGCTGATGCATCAAAAAGCAAATATGAGGCCGTGTGGGCCGTTGTGGTGCCACCTGAAGACTGCCCAAGACCCACAACGAAAAGAGAGATGAAATGAACTGCTGCGATGAATACTGCACCAATTACGGGTGCAACCAAGGCCGCGATTGTCCTGCCCGTGTGGCAAAAGCCAAGGCTGTCATGAGGGCCGCCGATCCCCTGCCGCCGAGCATCTGGCGCTACCAACTGAAGAAGCTGGCGTACTGGGTGCTGCTGTCGATCCTGGGCATGTTGTGGATGGGGTTTCTTGCGGCCTGTGCCGTCCACTGGTCTTAAGCCTTGCCTTTGATGCGCTCCCATGAGCGCAGGCCACCCAGACCCAACATGCCAGTGAGTAAGACCATGAGCGTCTCGTTGTCGATGGGTGGCAAAGGCGGCACGGAGACGCCTAGAACGGCCAGCAGCCATGGCAAAAGCGGCTGGACAAGGAACTGGTACACCAGACCGAAAACGCAGGCCCAGCCGGTTGCAGGACGCCAGCCGCCACGGAACATGTCGGTGCCTGCCTCGGTCTTGTTGACCTCAAGCTGACCCAAGGCCAGCTTGGTCTCTGCGTCGAGCACGGCCAACTCGCCGCGCTGCGCCAGATCGAGCAGTTTGATCTTGGCGTCTGCCGCTGCCTGGGGGTCGGGCAGCACCTTCTCCAAGATGCCGCCGATGACCGGGATGAGTGCTTGCCAGATCATGCGTATGCCTTTCGGTCGAGCTCAAAATGTGGGCCATCGGCAAAACGCTTCCAGTCCCCGCCCCAGACAATCCTGACGCCTTCCAGCCTGGCCGCCTCTTTCATGGCCGCTGCGATCTTGTGGTACAGCGGCCAGTCCCAGCGCACCTCATCACCGACCCAAGCACCCAGATCGACTGCATGACCCGTCAGGTGGCGGCTGTTGAGGGTCTGGCTGGCCCCGGCCTCAACGAGTGCCTTCTGGCGCTCTGGTGTCCGCAAACCCTCAAGCACCGTGAAGTCAACCTCTGTGATCTGGATGGCACGCTCAACCACTTTCACCAGATCCGGGTGCACGCCCTTGAGCCGTTGCTTGGAGCGTGGGCCGAGGCTGTACATCAATGACCTTTGAGCCAGCTCAGTGTGAAGCCGATTGCGCTGGAGACGAACGACACAAAGGCCATGCCTGCCCAAAAGCCGCCCCGGCCTTGGTTGGCCAAGGCCACCAGCTTCTCGACGTTGGCCTCCATCTTGTCCATCTTGCCGGACATCTCGTCAAAGCGGCGCTCGTAGTTTTGCACGCGCTCCCAAAGGACGCCATATTTCACGGGGTCAATGTTCGGCTGGTCCATTTTCTGCTTTCCTTGCTTCGATCTCCATCGGGTTGTTCCTGTACCCGTAACGGAGGGTGTTCCAAAAATACTTCAGGTAAAAGCCGACAAGCCCCATGCGCTGGTATTGATGCCAGTGGGCCATCTCATGCAGTCGCAGGCGCTGGTCGTTGATGCGCTCGGACAAGATGAAGATGCCGAAGGGCGGCAGCGTAATCCCGGCAAAGCCAGTTGCACGCAGATACCACCGCACAAGGGCTGGGGCTGGGCGGATCAAATGCCTTGGCCTGGCGTGATGTAGACGGTGGCTGCTGCGCTGGACAGGCCGCTGAAGTATGTATCCTGATTGAAGCGCAGAATTTCAACTGCACCAGGTACCAGCACAATGGCTGCTGAAGGCGTACCAGCAACTGGAGCGACAGCATTGGCCGTTGCATCTGTTGCGTTTGGGCCAGTGCCCAAGAACACGGTGGTGGTGCCTGCATTGATGAAGCGATACTGGCCTGCGTTCTGTGGATCAAACTTGGCGAAGACAGACGCTTGAATGCCAGCAGGCGCGACGGCAGCGGCAGCCACGACGACGGTCTTGCCTTGCGGGTTAAATGCGATTTGACTGTTCGTTGCCATGTCAGACTCCTTCTGCAGCCGTTGCTGCTTTGTATGCTTCGATCACATCAGCCGTGTGCGTGGCAGCACAGATGGCTTGCACTCGTGCATCTTCTCCGATGTAGTCATCACCAGGTGCAACCACGTGGCGATGGAATGTTCCACTGATTTGAACACCGTCCTCAAAAACAGATGTTCGTGTGCGAACTTGAACACAGCCATTTTCCAGAACTTCGATGCGATCAACTGTCACTTGCTTTTCGAGAGCCATTTCCATTCTCCTTAAATTAAACTTTGTAAATTGCTGTGATTGCAAGCTGGACAATTCCACCTGCTGCAGTTGTCACAGTTGCGTTGGCATCACCAGCGAGACCGCCGTTTGTCATGAACCGTATCTCAGAGCCAAGAACCCTGATTCTGAATTCGTTTCCGACGCCATCAAAAATCCCAGCAAATCTTGCTCGTCCAAAAAAACAGCCAATTGCCGAGTCTCCAGAACCAGCGGCAAAAGGAAGCCCAGATATCCCAGTCAGCGAAAGACTATTGTTTTTTAATTCGCAGTACGCGATGACTATGTCACCGATTTTCGTGTACCAACCTATTGCCCCAGCGCCAGCGCCACCAGGTGTCCAATTCCCGCTTTCATAGTCGGCCAGCAGTTCGCTTGTCATGCCAGATGCGTGACTGTTTGCAGAGAAGTCAATGCCATTGCCAGAGGTTCCAATAACCAGATTGCCGTTCAAGATGGTTTGGTTACCAGACCTTGTTGGCGAGTTCACGATACTTTTTAACATGCTGGCTCCTTAAACCACGTTGTTTGCAGTGACAGAATTTGCGCCACCGTTCAGAATCCCAAGCGCACATGAATTCAAGACGTTTGAAACAACCGCGACATAGTTTGTCGCCGCATCACATCGAATTCCATAACTGGTTGTTCCTTTGACAATGTTGCCAGTGATGTTGTTGTAGCTACCGAAAGTAATGATTCCTCGGCTGCCAACTCCATTCATGTTGATATTGTTGCCGACAACAGCCGTCAGCGCCGATGCGATGCTGATGCCGTCACCCCCCAAAGATCCCGTCATGTTGATCGTGTTTCCGGAAATGACCGCACCCTCAGAAGTGATCTGAATGCCCTTGTCGGCAGAACCGTCCATCGTCGTGTTGATCGTGTTTCCGGTAATCGACACCTCGGAGAACGTGCTGGCAAAAGACGGGACAACGGAGACTGCCGTAGAGACAAGTCCTCGAATGGTGTTTCCGTTGATCGCAAGGCGCGAGATATTTTTCCCTGCGCTACGCTCCAACACTCGAATGCCGGAGATACCTCCGCTTGGCGCGTAGATCGTGTTGCCGGAAATCGCGATGTCGCGCATCGAGGCCTCTGCGTCAAGGAATACGGCAGAAGCCGTAGGGCTGCCGATCTCAATGGAGTTGCCGGTGACCGTGATGTTGTTGCCGCTGATCAGCCAAATCGCCATCGACAGACCGGCACCGTCTGGAGAGATTATGGAGTTGTTGGATATGACAATATTTTTTTGCCCGGTGGTTCCAAACCGCGTCATGATGAAACCATCAGAGTGAGTCGTGAACGCGCCAGTGTCGTACAGCGAATTTCCGTCAATGATGATATCGGAAGACTCGTGCCCAACTTTGATGTTGGTGCCGTTGGAGTCCACCATGATGTTCTCGTTGCACAGCACATGAGAACAACCGTCCACGAAATAGACGCAGACGTTGTAGCAGTTCACCATGACGTTATTGCACACCTCGACGTTCGAGCATGCGCTAATGCGGAACAGTCCGGTCAAGATCGTCTGATTCGCCCGATTGCCATCAAAGTACAAGTTGCGAACACTAATGTTGATACGGCTCGCAGCAACGAACGCAGAAAGTGAAGCCGGAATTGGCGTGTTGTTTGCCAGCTTGATTTTCGATGCCCACCCGTCACCTACCAAGCTGACATTGGATAACATCACGACATGTGTTGTCGTGCCAACAATGTACAGGCCAGCAGGAAAATAAACCGTACCGCCGCCTGCTGCGTTAACCGCAGTGATTGCGGTATTGATTGCGCTGGTGCTGTCAGTCGTGCCGGTGGCGTCCGCGCCAAAATCTAGCACGCTGACGGTTTGAGCAAACTTGGCCTCGGCATTAGTCTGCACTCCGCCAAGAAACGGTGGATCGTAAATCACAACTTCAGCGTTTACGCCGCCGACCACCACATCACTGTAACGCTCAGTCGCCGCAATCGCACTGTAGACAGCGCTGCCATTTCTGTTCATCACCCGGATACTGTAATCACTGTTGACGTACAGGCGTGCTGGTGTTCCGTTGCGTGAAGGGTAGCCAGCCAGTGTGCGGATGGGCTGAGGCGCGAGGATGGTCAGTGCAGCGTCCCAATACACGTTAATCGGGTTAACTTGCGGATCAAGGTTTGCCTGGCCAATCCAGACATAACCTGCCTCAAGAGGCTGGCCATCAATGTCCGTGAAGATCGGATAGGTTGGTTGGATCGAAAGTGCGGACATTTATGGGTTCTCCTGGATGGCAGATTGTCGCTTAGGGTTGCACTGGTGGCAATGCGTTGAGGGCTTCGTTGATCTTGGCCTTGGTGCGCCCGTCTTGGCGCATCTTGATAATCTGGCGAATGCCAGAGGCCACGGGCAATGGCAAGCCTGTGAGTGCTCCTGTGGCCCCGGCTTCTGCCATGGCTGCGAGCAGCGTGCCTGCTGTGCCCGAGCTGTTGATGAGCGTGCCTGGCGGAACGGTGGTGACGTATTTCACGACCTCGTTCAAGTCGCGCATCCGTTGGGCTTCTTGCTTGCCAAAAATGATGTCGAGGCGTCCGTTTTTGTCCAACTCGGAAACGACCTGGTTGAGTTTGGCAGGTGAAACCAAGGGGCGGCCAGAGCTGTCCGTACCTACGCCGCTTGTTGCACGGTCCCGGATGTGCTGGAAGGTGGCCGCCTGCAATTCTTTGAAGGCCTGCTGACCATCTGGGCCACTGGTTTGCAAGACGCGTTTGAGGAAAGTGATTTCTTCTGGCGAGCCGCCCAGGACAGAGCGTTGAAAAACTTGGTCAACTGCGACCTGCGGATCTTCCATGCCTTTTCGGTTTTTGATGAGACGGGCAACGATAGCGCGGTTTTCAAACTTGCGTGCCTGTTCTGTGCGAAGCGCACGGGCCTGTTTGTAAAGTGGCCCCGAGACTGGCTCGGTTTGCGCGTCAATCAACTTCTTCAAAATGGTTTCTTCGCGCAGGCCTACGGCATCGTCAAACTTTGCTGTTCCGCTGAGTTCTTTGCGGAATTCTTCAAGCCTGCCCACGGTGGCGGGTCTTGCAATCAAGTTACCTGCATCGTCAACGTCTGCGAGATCCAGCTTGGTCAAAAGTTTTCGTGCGGTGTCTGGCACGACCGAGGACGGAAGGCCGGTGATTTTGCCGTTGATGTAACCAATGAGGGAGTTGGTGATTTCTTGGTCACCGCGACCGATGGTGACAACGGTGTTGGTGTCTACCGCTGCCTGGGCCTCTGGGGATTTTTTGGCGGTTGTGTAGGCCACATTGGTTTTGTTTTTGGCCGCTTGATAGCCGCTGCTGAGAGCGTTGACCACTGAGCCGCCGGTGGCCGATGGGCCCGCGAATGCTGCTTGTGCGCCAACGTCATCAATCGCTGCGTCAAAGTTTTGCAGGATTTGCAGGTTGTTTTCTTCGGCACGGTTGCGAAGTGGCGCGCCAAACTCGCCCTTAATTTGCTCTTTCTCAAATGCCAGTTGGCCTGCGTCGCGTTCTGCCGCGCCCTTGGTGAGAGTGACAGGAACGCGCAAGCCTTCGGCTGTTGTGACGCGCTGCAATGCCTCTGGTGTGGCCGCTGCACCGCCTGAGACGCGAGCGCCTGCTGCTGGAGCTACTGTGGGGGCTTCCATGCCCAATGTCTCGCGCACAGCGGTTGTGGCCGCCTGCACTGGCCTGGCGATGACTTGGCCTGTGGCGCGTGCACCGCGCTGGGCTGCTGCACCTGCAATCTGACCGGCTGCGCCTACGGTTGGGGCTGCCGCGCTTGCGGCTCGCAGGACAGCGCCAGGGGCCGCAATAACGGGCAAGACGGGGGGTAGGGCTTGGCTCAAGAATTGACCTGCCTGCTGCGTCATTTCCTGGCCTGCTTGGCCGCGTGGCGCGTAAGTGAGAGCCTGTGCACCCTTTGCCGCAGCTTGCTCGACTGCACGCACGGCTTCTGGCGTGCCAAACTGGCCTGAGAGGATTTGCTGGGCAAGGCCTGCGCCTGCGCCTGCGATGGTGCCAATCGTTCCGCCGACTGCGCCAGTGCCAAGGGCCAAGGCGGTCTCGCCTGCGCCGATGAGTTGATCCATCACGCCCGGTTGTTGCGGCACAGGTGCATTTTGCTGCTGGAAGGTGGCCGTGTTTTCTTCACCCTTGGCAAGCTGGTAAGCCTGCGCCACGGTGTCGAACTCAGGCGTTCCGCGCTTGGCGGAATTCTTGACAATCCATGCTGCGTATTCGTCGGCTGTTGCCATTTATCGGCCTCCACTCAGAATGGCGTCAGCTTGTGACCGGATGTTGTTTGCCGCTGCTGCTGGTGCTGGGTTGCGATCTGTGGGGATCTGATTGACCAGGTTGGTTTGCGTTGCCGGGTTGTAACGCTTGCTGTAATCTTGTGTAACGCGCTGCGTGAAGTCGCTGAAAGATTCTCCGGGCTTGGTGACGTAATCGCCAGCTTTGAATGTGTCTTTTGCGCGAGTAAGTGCGCCATTGTTGCTTGCCAGCCAATCTGTCTTCGCATTGGCCACGGCTGACTCAATGTCTTGCAGCTTGGCCATGCCTCGCAGAAAGCTGGCCATGTATTTGGCGTCTGCATTTTCCGATGGGAAAGGTTGCAGGGCGAGCTTGATGTCTGCGTCAGATGCTGCGCCAGGAGGCAGCGATTTGACAGCTGAGGTGTTGCGAAGGCGGGTGTATTCTTGACGTAATTGAGTCAAGCCGCCTTGAAGGCCTAAGCCTTTTTTGACCAGTTCTGATGCGTTGCTGAAAGCACCATATCCGCCGCCTGCGGCTTCAAGCCGCTTGGCCAAGTCGTTCATCTGGTCTGCGGACTGCTTGGACGTTGCGGCTGCAACTGCTGATTCGTTGACGAGCTTTCGAGTGTCGGCTGGAATTTCGTTCAGCTTGCCTTGAATGCTTGCCATCTTTTCGGCCACCGTGGCCGCTGTGGTCTGAGCGTCCAAGTTCAAACGCGCAGAGCGATCACTGATCTGACTGCGCAAGTTTTGAATGTCCCAATTGGTTTTGTTCAATCCTGCAATTTCGACCTGCTCTGCATATTGCGCTTTGACTTTGGCCGCGTTGGCATCCGCAGTGGCTTTTGCAGCGTCAGCGGCTGCTTTTTCCTCTGCGTTTCTGGCTGTGGCCTGTGCCGTGGTTGCGTCTGCCACGGCTTTGTCTGCTGATGCAATGGCCGTCCTGACTTCCTCCGGTGCTTTGATTGCTGTGGTTCTGGCCTTGACTGATTTTTCATAGCGATCAGGGTCAAGTACGGCAAGCGAAAGATTTGCGCCAGATTGGGCTGCTGCCAAGTCGCCTCTTTCGAGTGCGCTCAAAACGTCTTCATAAATTTTTGTTGGTTCGCCAGAGTTTTTCTTGGCTGCAATAAGGTTTTGTGTTCGTTCAATCGCGGCTGGAAAATTTTTTGCTTCCATTGCGTTTGAGATTTCAAAACCCTGTGTGAATTCGTTTTTCAGGCGCTCTTCGCCCATACCCTTGCGCACATCACCAAATGCTTCTCTGAATTGCGGATACTTGGCGATCATGCCAAGCCATGCCTGCTGCGTGCCGTCTTTTTGGGCCGTTTGAAGATCATTGGAAAATTGCAGCTTGACTTCTTGCGCCTGCTGGCGCTTTTGGCGCTCTGCAAGTACTTGGCCAAATTCTGAAAATTGCTGCCCAAGATTTTCTTGGGGAGCCATCGCCATGTAATTGATGGGGGCTTGTAGTGGATTGATGGCCATGTTTTGCCTTAGAAAGCAGCTGCGACTTTACCGATTTGCAAGAGATCGCCAAACGCACGCCGGTTGATGTTGCCCATGGCCATCTGGCCGCCAGCAATGGCCGCGCCTTGGTTGCCCAGGAGGTTGCCAATATTGCTGGCTGATTGCATTCCCGACGAGGCTTGGCCTGCGGCTGATGCTTGACCCAAGGTTGAAAGACCACCAAGTCGGCTGTATTGTTGCTCGATCAATGAATTCAGAGCTTGTGGCCTGAATTGGGCAAGAGCGCCCTGCACATTGCCGCCACGCAGGCCGCCGGTGGCTGATGCGTTTTGCAGAATGGCGTTTTCGCCTTGCTGTGTCATTGCCTGAAACAGAGGAGACTGCTCAAATCCAGAGATGGCTTGCTGTTGCGCCTCTGGGCCTTGAAGACCGATTAAGGCTTGCTGCTGTCCCATCGCCCCAGTGCCTGCGGTGACGTATGGGGCCATGAGCTCGACCAGTGCATCAAACTGTCTGCGCTGCTCGTCAATGCCAGCTTGGGCTGATGCTGCTTGTGTTCGGCCTGCGGCCTCGGCTGCTTTACCGGCTTGTTTTGCGCCCGTGATGCCTCCAACAACATCGCCAATTAAATCACCAACAAAACTCATTTTGAACTCCAGTCAAGCCGGGTCATGCCCAGCACATAAACGTCTTTGACAATGCCGCCTTGAATGCACGCAGCGCGTCTGCGGCCCTCTGCTTTGAATCCAAGTTTGATGCAATAGTTCTTGGCCGACTCCAAGTCCTCAATGATGTAGGCCGTGACGCGCTGAATTGGCTGAGAAAATGCCCACTCTAAGCAAGACAATCCGAGGGCGCGTGAATGTTTGAGGGCACGCTTTTTCAGTAAAGCGTGCAATTCAATTTCAATGGGGGAGAATCGCACCGCCATGAAAGCACCAGCAAAAGTGCTGCCGATCCAAGCTGAAAGATAGGTGACGGCTGGGTGGTCGATGTACGCGGCTGCTCGGTGGTCATGCCCAATCTTGGTGATGTACGGATCAGAATAGACCTCCAGCAAATGGCCTTTTGTGATTCCCTCGGTGACGACCGACATTTGCAACTCCTGTTTAGGGCAAGCTGCTGGCGGCTTTGATGACTCAGCGGCTTGATTTTCACACATTTCGGATGCCCGTCAATCTTCCATCTCGAATTCGCGTTCTTCGTGCGCTTGGCATGAGCGCAAGTCGTGGCAAATGAAGTCGAACTTGGTGCAGTAGCCGCGAAAGCCTGCGCCGGTGTCCCACTCGTTGCGCGGGATGCGTTCCATCTTGGCTTGGGTCATGGTGCTGTTGTCGTAGTACTCGCAGTTGGAGCAGCGGCGGCGGCGGGCCTCTTTCTCGTCCACTTGCATGGCGTGGCCGAGCGCGAGCCAGTAAGGCTTGTTGGCCGTGGGTTCGTTGCTGGGGACTTCAGGGCCGAGCATCCAGTCGTCAATCACCACTTGGGTGTTCTTTTTGTTCTGCGCAGCGCTGATGAATTCTTCGCCCATTGGAAGGCCTGCGAAGCCCTTGGGGATGATCATGAATTTGTCCATTTTGGTGTCCCTTTAGGATGTGATTTCGCGACCAGATGCGCGGATGGTGAGTGACGAGGATGCGCTGGCAATGGTGCTGATGTAGCCGCTTGGCTCAAGGGCTTGGCCGACCAATTCGGGGCAGGTGTAGGTCTCGTCTGGCGCGATGGCGCGGGTGTCCAGAATCAAGTTTGATGCGGCTGGTGTGCTTCCACTTGTCACCAGGTTGACGCTGATCGTGACGTTGTTTGCGCTGGTGTTGGTGACCGTGAATTTGTCAATCAGGGTTTTGCAGTTGACGGCTGTGTATTGCGTTGTTTGGCTGCTTTCGGCCTGCTTGGCTGGAATCAGCACTTTGATTGAGACGGTCATGATCTGCCCTTATTGTTGAACTTGAGTGACGGAGAGCACCACGGCCGGAGCGGCTGGTGCAAATGCTGTGGATGCCACGCTGTCTACGGTGACGTTGATGCTGTCGGCTGCGAAGGCCAGCTCGACGTATTCGTTGGCGGCCAGGGAGATGGTCTCGTTCAGCGCAATCGGAATGTAGCCGTTGTTCACGTCTGAGGTGACAAGGCGTGCGCTGTTTGCAATAACCGTGCCGTTCTTTTTCCACCAGACCCAGATGTTTTTGGATGACGAGCTGCCGCTGGTCAGTTGCACGGTGGCGTCGAACTGGTAGAGGCCGGACTCGGGCACGATGATCTGGCTGGTGGTGCCGCCGATGGTGACGCCATTGCTGATCTGCGTGTTGTCGAATGTGAGCAAGTATTCGGTGTTGATGGCGGCTGGCGTCTGGTCTGTGGTCTTGGTGAACACGCCATAGTACTGCATCTGTTGGATGGTGGGGCGCACGAAAATCACGCCGGTCGTTGCGCTCGATGTGATGCAAGCGGCCAAGGGGATCACGTTGTCTGGGGCCGTGGGCTTGGTGTTGGTCAGAGCGCCTGCGACAGTGGGGCTGGCGTAGAGCAAGTCACCGGGCGAGAAGGCGCTGGTGTCAAGGTCACGCACAAACCCCCAGGTGGTGCAGTACCCTTTTTGTCCGCTGTCTGGCAGGTCGTGGGTCATGACGCCCAGGATGTAGAGGGTTGGCTGTGAGCCGTCTGCGAGATAGGGTGCGACCAGCAGGGCGTTGGATGTTGCGCCAGCAAAGCCGACGACTGTGCCGTTGGGAATGGTCGAGCCGGTGGTGTTGCCGACACGGGCGTAGGTCTCTTGGCCGATCTGCTGCGTGACGCCGTAGGCCATGCCGAGGTTGAGGGTCTGGTCTGTGGTGCTCCACGCAAGGCGGCGTGTCTTGCTGGTGGGTGCTGGTGACTCGCTCAGGTCGATGTAATCCGTGGCCACCGAGTTGTTGTTCTGAGTGGCTGGTCCATTTGCGACAAGCTCCAAGGCATCGGCCAGGCGGCTGATTTGGGCCAGTGCCTCGTTTGCGGTGGCCGCTGCGGTGTCTGCTTGGTATTCAAAATCTGTGCCGGTGATGACCTGGATTTGGTCGACCACGGAGAACAGCAATTCAAACTGCCGGATCTGCTGCTGGTCGGTCAAGAAGGCCGAGAGCTGGTCGCGGGTGAGGTTGAGGCGGCGGGAGACGGGAGCGGTGGCCATGTTCAGAATGCCAAGGGTTCGAGTTGCGCCTCAAGGCGAACAAAGGACACGTGGGCGTCACTGTCGCCTTGGAAGCGTTGGATTCGCCAGTTGCGCATGTGGCCCTGCTGGAACCACGCGAGGCGCTTGGCGGTGGTTCCTGTGGTGCCCACGGTGATGCTGCTGTCTTGGCTCCATGCGCGGCCATCGGTGCTGTAACTGGTGCTGATGCGGGGGTCGGTTCCGATCTCCACGCTGCCGGTGAGGCTGACCAGTTCCAGGCGGTTGAAGATCGCACCGTTTCCCTCGTTGTAGATGATGGTCGTGCCGAATTCCCAGCGCACCTGCTGGCCCCAATGGTGGCCTGTGGCCTGGCTGAAGAAGCCGATGCTGCTGGAAAGCGGATCACCTACAAGCCACTTGTCGTAGCACCACACGAAGTTGCGTGCCCGGTACTGGCTGAAGCCTGCCACGGTGCTGGTGAGGGTGAACCAGACCTGCGTTTGCAGGGCCTCGGAGGCGGCTGCATCGTAAACCAGCGTTCTGTCGGGCAAGTGGACGTAGAGGTGTTGGTGCGCCTTGTCGTTGCGTGCCTCGAGCTTGACCAGCGCCAGCTCTGCCTCGGTGTAGTTCAGCAGGAGTTCGTCGATTTCTTGCGTGCTGAGTTTCTGGGTGGTGGCGGCTGCGCCCACGTAGATGGCCGGGGCCTCGTTGCGGCCACTGCCTAGGAAGGCGATTCGGTCGAGGTAGACGCAGCAGGCAAAGGTGCTGATGACGCCCTTTTGAATCTGTGCGCCGTCGATGCGTTGGAAGGGGAAAAGATCGCCGCCTACGTTGTCGAAGACCTCGATGGTGTGGCGGTTGAGGGCGTAGACCTCGTTTCGCAGCTTGAGCAGGGCCACCACGGGGTCAGGGTCAACCTCTGAGCTGCCGTATTTCAGGGGGTTGACTTGGGTGGGGTCGTTGAGTTCGGTGACGATGAGGTTTTCGCCGTCGGTGGTCATGAAGTAGCCATCGACCCAACAGAAGTCCAGCACAGTGCCGAGGTCTGGGTCTGTGACCTGAATCAAGGTGCTGCCGTCCCAGTAGTAGAGGCGGCCACCGCTGGCGATCGCCAACAGGTCGAAGCTGTAATCGAAGGTGACGAGGCCCGAGGTGGGGCCGCCGACATCGCCCAGCACGGTCACGGTGCCATTGCTGGCCACGGACACCAGCTTGGTGCCCATGACGCGGTAGCAGATGCCGTTCCAATCCATGCCGCCCCGGTCGGTGCCTGGGCCTGTGCCGTTGGCCACGATGCCATCGCCAGGGCGCAAAAAGCCGTTGCTGATGCCGGACTGGAGCGGCACGGGCATCATGTTGACCGGGTAGGCGGTGCGCAGCTCTGGGGTGGCATCGGCATAGATGCCGTTGAGGATTTGAACTTGCATACTTACCACTTCACTTTGTTGGCCCAATAGGCTGCGCTCAGTTTGCCCTTGGCAATGTTTTCAGCGTGCCGGGCCTTGAAAGCCTCGTTGCGCTTGCTGCCATCTGGTGAGCCTTTGACGCCTTGCTGACCGAACCGAATGGTTTTGATCTCGTCGCCCGACTTGGCCACAACACCGTGGCTTTTGGTGGGGTGCGATGGCGTGGCCTTGGGCTTGTTGTAGCCCGAGACCCCGGCACGGGCAAGGCGGCTGTCTTTCGTGGCCATGGCTTAGGCCACCCGATACCAAGAGTTCGTGGCCTGGTAGTAGCGCATGGTGAAGAAGGCGTTGGCGGCGAGCGTGGTGGGTGCGCCGAATGCTGCGGCTGCACCGTTGAGCGCCAGGGTGAAGCTGGTGATGATCTGGGTGGTGGTGACCAACACCTGCGTGCCGTCTGGAACGCCAGTATTCAGGGGCAGGGTGACGGTGCCAGCGGCCAGCGTACCGGCAGGCTGCAAGACCATCCATTGCTGCTCTGTGGTGGGCGTTGGCACGGTGATGTTGAAGCCGGTGCCGGGGGTGTAGAGGTTCGTCGCCACGGTCGGGGAGGCGAAGGTCTGCTGGAAGTATTGCAGCAACTGAGTGATCGAGACCTTGCGTGCATCGCCGTTGTTGGAGACGTAGACGGGCAGGAGATCGCCGCCTGATATTTGGCTGACGCCCGAGAGTTGGTTGATGGTTGGCATGTTGGGCTTTCAGTTGAATTCGATGGGGCCATCGCCACCGGCCAAGACTGGATCGACTGGCTGGCGCAGGAATGGGTTGTCGTAAACGCGCCACGGTTTATTGCCTGAGCCGGAGGGCATGGAGCCGGGCATTTGCTGCTGCACTGGCATGGCGGCACGGGACAGGAGCGTGTTGTAGGACTCTTTGGCCGTGGCCTTGGTGTCGGGCATCACCTGTTTGCCGTAGGACGGGGCCAGCTTGATCGCCAGGTTGCTGTAAATGGCCTCGTTGGCGCTGTCGGGCACGTTGGTTTGCTCGTCGAGATCGCTGTCTTGGGGGCTGGATGGCAGCGGGTAGCCTAAGCGAATGCCGAGGGCGTTCCATGCGGCCATCATGGTGTCGAGCCTGCGCAGGGCTGACTGCAATTGCTCGGGCGTGAGGTCGAAGACGTAGGATGCAAGGCCGATTTCATCGAAGGCCTGGGTGACGAATTGGCGCTTGGTCCATCCCATGATCATGTTCCTTGTGGTGTGGGCTCTGAGAGCCGGTCGGCAATCAATTGTCCCAGCTTTTTGTCTTTTGTGCGACCGTCGAAGCGGATGCCGAGTTCGTTGGCCTTGGCCTCAAGCTCTGCGCGGGTGGGGGCTGCATTATCGTCTTGCACGGTGGTGTCCACAACTTCAGCGGCTTGGGGCTGTGCTGCGGCTGCGGCTTCGGCCTGCTCGCGCAGCAGGCGGTGGTTGATTCCGTCGATGGGCTTGGAGGGCTTGCGCACCTTGACGGGCTTTTTGCCTTTGCGGAATTTTGGGGTGAGGATTTTTTCCTGCATCATTTGGCCTTCTTGGGTGCTTTGCCTGGCTTGCCTGCTGCCTTGGCCGCTTTGGTGGCTGTGCTGAGAGCGATGGCCACGGCTTGCTTTTGGGGCTTGCCTGCTTTCATCTCTTTGGAGACGTTTTTACCGATGGATTTGGCTGAGTAGCCTTTGGTCAGTGGCATGGGGTGCTCCTATGAAAAAGAAGGGGCCGAAGCCCCTTCAATCTTGCTGTTTAATTATTGATTAAAAAGCAGGATGCCCGACATCTCGGGGTTCTTGTTGACCACGCCGAACAGGGTGTCCATGCGGTACTTGATGGTCATGCTGTCGATGTCATACCACTTTTGCAGGACCAGCTCGATGCCTTGGTCTGTGCTTGCACGCATCACGGCAACACCAGCGTCAGAAGGCACTGCGTAACGGCCAGGCAAGATTTCCAAGGAGTCACGCTGCCAGAACACGTTGACCGAAGCGGCGTTGACGTTCAAGAAGGTGATGGCGGCTGCATCGGCTGCAACTGCGACTTCCACGTTCTTGTACTGCAACTGGGCGTCAGTTGGGCCTGTGCCACCGATGGTTTGAGCACCGATGATTGGGGGCGTGATCACCAAGCTGGTGCCACCTGCTGGGACGCTCACGACACGGAAGGTCTTGAGCTGGCCGGTGCTTTGCTTGGTGATGTGGTGCACGGCGTACACCTCGGCGATGGTGAAGGCGTCGCCAGCTTTCACGTTGGCCGATGTGGTCACGGTGACGGTCTGGAAGCGGTTGTCCACGTTGATCTGGCCGCCCACGGATGTGGATGTGGCCTGAGGCGCGTAGTTCGCTTGGGTGTTTGAGCCGTTGGTGTCGATGCGAATGCCGGTGCCGCCAGCGGCTGCTGTCAGGCGGTTGGCATAGTCCATCTTGTAGGTGTCGAAGCCTGCGACCATGCCCACGTAGCTGCGCTCAAAGGCTTTGTCCGACTTGGCGTTGCCGAAGCTGCGAGCGGTGCCGACCAGGTTGCCAGCCAGGCCGTTGTAGTCGCGACTGGACAGGGCCATGAAGCGGTCGTAATCTGGCACGCCCTGTTCGTTCATGATGGTGTCGCAAAGGGAGACGTCATCGTAATCGCCAGCGGCGGCAGCGATTGGGACAACCAAAGAGCCCAAGTTGGCGGCAGAGCCCATGATGGCCACGTTGATGTCGGAGGCCAGCTTTTGCTTGGCAGACTCGCCCAAGCGGCCTTCTTGCAAAGCGTCACGCAGTTCGAGGGCAGTCATTTCCCATGGCACTGTCTGGCTGTAGCCCAGAGTTGCGGGGACGGCCAGCTGGGTCATGCCCTGGTATTGGCCAGCAATGCTGTTACCTGGGGTGCTGTTGATCGACTGGGCGATGTAGGGCTGGGGACGCCAGATGGTGTTGTTGGCACGCTCCATCATCGTCTGGTCGGTGTTGTAGATGTTGACGTGGCGGGACAGGACCAGCGCGTCTTGGAAGCCTTCGAGGAGGTCTTCAAAGGCTACGCGTTCTTCTTTGCTGAAGCTGTTGGACATGGTGATTCCTTAAAAAATCATTTGGAGGATGCTGCACGTTTCTGTGCCTTGTACTGGATGACCTTGGTCATGTTGCCAGTACGGGCGGCTTCTTCGCGCAAGCGTTCGAGGGTTGAGTCCACCGCCCCCGAGACGCGCCCTGTTCCGGACACGACTCGTTCAGGCGGTGGGGCTGCTCTGCGGTTCGTTACTTTCAAATCTTTCTCCAGTTTCGCTACCGCAAAAGCAAACTTTACGGGGTCTTTGATGGCCGCCAGCTCTTGCGCCTTTTTGGGGTTTTTTCCGAGCGCGTAAACGACGAGGGCGGGGTTATCCGCGCCTTGCAGCATCACTCCTTGCTGGGTGACGTTGAACAACTCCTGTGCCACGGCCTCGGCGTCTTCAAAGTCTTTGACTCGCAGTTCAGCTTTCGCTTTGCCGTAGCCATCCAGTTTGGCTTGCCAAGCCTTTTGCTGATTCATAACTTCAGCTTCTTGCTTGGCGTTGGCTTCGTCGGCTTGTCGCTTGCGCTCAAACCAATTGGCCAGTGCTTCTTCGAACTTGTCGGCGTCATAGTCGTGGTCTTCGAGCTTTGGCTTTGGCCCCAACGTCACCGGTTTGGTCTCAGTGATGGTGGTGGTTTGTAGCTTGCTCTGAAGTTCGCGGTTCTGACGCTGAAGTTCTCGGTTCGTTTTGCGCAGCTCGCGCACCCATTCAGGCGCATGTGCTGGTTCTTCGGGAGGTGGCGCGTCCTCACCAATGGAGACAACAACCTCATCGGTGTCGCCTTCGTCTTCGGTGGCCTGGGCCTGCTGGTCATCGGCTTGCGCCGCTGGCTGCTCGGTGTCCTGGTCGTCGAGGACGATGGTGTCATCGTCGTTGGTGTCGATCTCCTGATCTGCCTTTGTGTTCATCGTTAACCCTGTGCAACTCACCCGTTGGAACGGTGGGTGGAATCCGTATGTGTGCGATTGTCACTCAATTGTGGGTTGATTGACAACAGGCTGTGTTTGTTGTTGGACCATGCCGCCGATTTGCTGGGCCAGGTTGAGGGCATGGTCTTGTGAGTCCATGTCCACGGTGCTCAGTGTCTCAATGGTCTTGGCGCGGCTGAGTTCGGCATCGGCCACGGTCTTGACGGTGTTGGCACGGGCCTGGGCCGCCTTGGCTGTGGCTTCTTCGGCTGCGGCTTGCAGGTACATGGCGTTGGGGTCTTGCGGCTGGCCTTGCATCTCGGCCATGAGTTCCTGCGCCTCGTCGTCGGTGGGCTTGATCACGCCCATGCGCAGCAGCTTCTTGCGGAAGTGGGCGTTCAAATCCGAGAGCCCTTCGCCTTCCATGTTCATCATGGCCGCTGCCGTGAGCACCTGGGCGGTCTCTGGGTCGGTGGTCATCTGCAACATGCCGGTGATGGCCCTGACGGTGGCGTCTCGGCGGCTGGTGCTGGACGGGCCGACCTCGGACACCACGTCAAAGGTGGCGCTGGAGAGGTCGTTCTCGAGCACAACAGCGCCAGTCTCTTGGTCGATGGTGGGGCGCATGAGCTCAACGGTGCCAGCCTGGCCATCGGCGGCGATGGTCTTCATCTTGCGCTTTTCCTCGGTGTAGATTTCCTTGGCCATTGAGAGCCAGATTTCGCCGCATCGCTTCATGCCCTTGGCGAAGTTGGACATGTAAATGAAGGCCTGCATGTCCACGCGGGTCTGGATCATCTCGACGGCTTTGCCGGACATGCCGCTGACCATCTTGTCTGCGCCTTGGGGGTTGCCCAAGATGTCCTGCATGTCGGTCTCGGTGATCTGCAAGAGCGCGGCCATGGCCGGGGGGATGTTGGGGGCGCGGGTGTAGGCGACCGGCCCTGACACGGCCTGGTTGCCGTTTTGGTCGGTGATGGGGTTGATGAGCAGGTAGGGGTAGTCCTTCAGGTTGTCCTCGGACCACATGACCTGGTGGCCTGCGACTTGCTCGGGGGTCAAGATGGGCTTCTCGACCGACGATAGGGCGCTGATTTCGCCAAGCTTGGAGAGCTGCATGTTCTTGAGGCGCTGGGCGTCTTTGGCCAGGCGCACGTGGCCCATGCAACGCTCGACGTTATCGACAAACCAGCGTTTGCCGTAGACCACCACGATGGGAATGCACTTGCCTGCGATGTACCCGGCGTCTTCCAGCACACGGCCACCGGACATGATGTATTTGCGAACGCGCTTGCGCTTGACGCGCTTTTGGCGGACCTCGACGGTGCCGATGGCACGCAGGGTTTCTTCGAGGGTTTCGTCGGCTGCGAAGTCTGCCGGGGTGTAGCGTTCCTCGGTGCCGTCGATGGCCTGGAAGATGCGAATGGTCTCGGTCTTTTCCTCGACCTTGAAGTATTCGGCCACATAGACCACATCGGGTGTGCACCAGTCGAACTCGTACTGGTGGATGATCTTGGGCCAGTCGGTCGGGTCATCGCCCCAGGTGTCTTTGTAGGCCTGGCGGGTCATGCTGGTGACGACGAAGCAGAACTTGGCGTCACTCTTGTCCTGGCGCTTGGCCCCGAGGTCGAAGAAGACGGAGCTGTCGGCGTCGAAGATGGGCTCAATCCTGATGCGCTGGCGGTCGTCCTCGTCGTTTTCCTCGTCCTCGTAGACGGTGCGCAAACGCCATGCCCCGATGCCGCCCCCGACCGCTTCCTCGAAGGCGTTGTCGTAGGCCTCGTCAGCAACGGATGCCTGCTCGTCTGCCCGGTAGAGGCCATCGCAGACCTCGGCCAGCTTGTCGTTCTCTTGGCCGTCCTTGGACACGTAGTCCACGGTGATTCTGTTGTTCCTGTACTCATTCACAA